GGTACCCTGATATTGTTTTCTAAAATTGTCCTTTAATGCCTGTGCTTGCACTTGGTTTATGGTTCCTTCCTTATCAATTAGCATTCCCCTTGATGTCTGATTCTGTAGGTATTTTACACCTGTTGTTACAGCTTCATTGTTTGCTGTTAATACCCGTAAACCTGCACGCAATGGTGATTGACCATATAAGTTAGATCCTGCACTGTTGTAATCCGGATTAAAATCTTTGATGTGGCAAATGTCCTCTGGACTTATTTCCTGTGTGGCATTGTACCGGATCCTGTATCCACTTATTGGATCTAAAACCCCCTGTGAAACGATTTCCACCAATTGTGATGGCAAAACATACAGCTGACCAAATTTACCTTGATTTGGGCCACTTGTTGGCTTAATACCATAAATGTATCTGTTACCGGTTAGCTTACCAAATGCAATCAATTCCTGCAAAAATGTGCTAAATGATTGTTCCGGATTTGGCCTTGTCAATAATGCTTCTAATGGACTATCTGTAATTTGTGTAAATGCTCTTTTGCGTAAAACATTGGCTTTATACATTGCCCCACCATCCATAATTCCTGATGTCATGGCTTTATATTGCTTGGCTGTACCTTTGTCATTTACTTCATAGATCTGAAAAGGTATTGTGGTAGCTGCCTTGGTTATCAGGTTAATAATAGAATATACGGTGGCATTTCTTTGGTATCCATTAACGATAAATGATTGATCATTTTCCTCTTGCATAATAATACTTGTGCCTAACCATTGGTACAATAATTTATTATATGCCGGATCTGTTCCCCCTAAAGCCTTGATGATTGATTGTCTAAATGTATCTACTATGCCTGCCATGTTATCGCTTTTTTTTGTCAAAAATAATCAATTAAATTACAAAAAAATCATTCCTATTTTTATACTTTGAGTAAACACCATACCTGATCGCATCCATTAAATGGTTCTGTTTGTCAATAGGTTTATTTATAATGGTTCCATCTTTCAGCTGTTCCCAGAAATAGAATTGAAATTCATTGTGTAAATTCTTGCTTTCAAAGCTATAATAAACCTCATATTCCTTTAGTAAACTGATTCCTGCGTTTATGGATCCTGTTCCTTTTATTGCCCCTTTGGCTAAAATATCCATCTGCCTTAATTCCTCAATTGATTTCGGTTCTGCTGAATCGCAATAAAATAGATCCTGATCATAGCCATTGGACTTTATAAACTCTGCAATATCTCTATTTGTCATCCCCTTTTTATAACAAACCTCATGCAGATATAACCGATCTTTTACCTTGGCTATCTGGACTATGGCTGTAGGATCCTGTGCATATCCAAAATCCAATCCATAAAATATTTCATCAAACTCCGGAAAATTATCTTTTGGAATCTGTTTCCATTTAGGAAATATCTGCCTTTCGGAAAATACTGCCCTTTTACCTTCCCCATACACTCGCCAATAATCCGGATCCCTTTCCTTTAATCTTTCAATTTCTGCTACCAATTCAGCAGGTAAAAACTTATTATCCTGATATGTAGTGATCCATGTTTCGCAATCCTCACGATCAATTACCTCATCATATATCCAATGTATGGGATCTGATGGGTTAAAATCTATAATCATTTCATCCTCTGTTCTCATTAATAACTGCCGGTAATCCTCATAATCTAATTCATTCCCCTCATTGATATAACAGATATTACGTTTCCGGCCCCTTATTTTTTGTGGTTCATCTACTGATAAAAATTCAACCGTATGATGGCCGTATGTGTATGTGTTTTCGGATTTGTTGTGATTGCCTAAAAATAAAATTCCTAACTTATCAAGAATTTCCATGAAATCCCTTTGCACTGATCCTTTGATGGCCGGCAATGTCTTGCGCACAATACTTATCACCAATGGTTTTTTAGTGCTTGTTAGCTTGTAGATTAGGTATTGACAAATCGCATAGGTTTTACCGGATCTGGTGCCACCTTGATGTACCTTGATTCTTGCCTTGCTGTTTAATGTTTGGTAAAATTGTACATTGCATTCCTGTACTACTCGTTTTCGATCTTTGCCGGTGTCCATTCGATGATTGATGATTCTACACCTGTTTCGTGTTTGATTTCTGTTCTCTCCACATATCCTCTGCCCTTACCTTTTGTTTTTAAATGAAATATGATCGCTACTATGTTTTCCTTCATGATCTGGCTGTGCAATTTGCTTTCTGACAGATCTAATGCAATATCATTTATATCCTCTACCTGTTGTTTATAAACCGGATCTGTATTCATCCATAGGTAATGTGTGGTGCGTTCAATGCCGACCAACTTTGCAGCTGTGGTAACAATTCCTAACGATTTTTCCAATGCTTGGATCATTCGCTTTTTATTTCCCTCTGTTGCTTTTGCCCTTCTCATTTGCTTAATCTTACATTATAACCCTTTTCAATTAATTCTGTGTATGCTTTCTGCCTTGATTCTTCATCGTTAAATGTCAACTCAACTAAAAACAGATCCACAGGTGATTGCTCTGGTTCAGGTTCCAATGTCGGTTCAAATACCGGCACATCTAAACCCCAATCATTCAATAGGTGTTCATCCCATTGATTGGCTAATATATCCCAATCCCATTCACCATAACCGACATTATCCTTAATTATAAATTCCTTTTGCTGATCAGCTGTTAGCATCGATGCTTTAATAACCGGCACCCGTTTTAATCCGGCTTCAATGCAGGCTTTTAATCGCATATTTCCACCCAACACGATCATGTATTCATCTACAACGATGGGCCGTAGCGCTAACATTTCTGGAAAATCCTTTATGGATTTCACCAATTTAGCGAATTTGGTATCCTTAATGATCCTTGGATTGGATGGATTAGGGATAATCAGTTTTATGTTTACTTCCTCAATCATATTTTATTGCGTTCTTCTATGATCCTAAAAATCATAAATATTATAAATGCAAGTTCTATGCCACCAACAAAAATCGCTTCGATAATCAGCTGATCCATCAATGATCAAAACCAATTACAATTTCCCATACAATCCATGAAAAGATTAATACATCATTTCTGTTCTTTTTAGGCAGATTAATACGAATGGATGGCAAAATCTCTATCGTGTGTCTTGTGTTTTTAATTCCGAAATATGTCATAATTTATTATTTATGTGTCTTTTTAAATACCAAATGGCTTTTTCTAAATCCTCTCTTTCATTACCTTTTTTGCCTGATCTTAAAATGTATTTAATGGCATTACCGGTATGAAAAGATAAATTAAACTGTTCTATTATATCAATAGGCTGTGGCCCTGTTATAGTCTGATAATGTGGTGGTTTATTCACCATATCTGGCTGATCATTGTAATTCATATTATATTGTTTAGGTTAATAAGTGCTTTTGTACCTGCTGTTATTCCTCACCCAACAGCCATACAAATGTAAAAACTATTTCCATAGGTTTGACATAGGTTTCTCCCAACAATCTACACCGTATGATTTTAGCAAAATATTTATCTGCGTATTTAATGAATCCTTATGAATTTGATCCATTGTATCCATTTCCATTCCCAGAATAAAAAAAGATTCCATGGCAGTACAGGCATTTTGGAATGTGTCCAATGCCTGCAATAATTCATCACCCGATTTTTCCGATGGAAATAATACTTTGTTTGCCTTTTCTAATTCCTTAATAAGATGGTTTGTAGCTGATTTAACAGACTGTTTATTGGCCGGATGCCCGATCCATCCACCATCAATAAAATCAAGCAAATTTTGGCATAATGCAAAATAGGTCAATTGTCTAATTTTGTTTTTCTTTTTGTCGTAACTCATTGATTAGGTTTTTAAATTTTTGTAATCTGATAAATGCCATCTTCCGATCCTGTGGGCAATGGCTGTTTAATCGATCCATGGTAACTGCCACAAATATTCGTGAATTGGTAATGTATTCCCAACCTGTTAGCTGAATATCTATGGATTCATTGGATAATAAGTATTGATTTCCCCAATCCCATGCAGCTTGATAATTAGGTTTCATCTTAATATCTGTTCCTGTAGCTTACCATCAATATATCCAGATCTGTATCCGGCTTGATACAGATCAATAATTGGATCTGATTTGTAAATCCTTAACACATCAATTAGATCATCCAATGATCTAACTATTTTGTAGCAATATCCATGGTGTTCGACCATTGATTGAAATCTCTTTTGGTTTGGCTGTTGCTTACCATCGGCAAATTTAACTTCAATAAACAGGCCATGGTGTGTATTATTAGCCATCACGATAAACAGATCAGCTGCACCGGCTTTTAATCCCTCGGCATTTAATGCTCTACCTACCCTTGGATGTCTTAACCCACCGTTTGGAATGCTAAAGAAATCATAGCCATTCCAATCAAGATACTGACATAGAATTACTTGCAGGTGATGTTCTTCTTTTTTCATGTTGATTAACGTTTATGGCTATCCATGAATTTAATAAATCCGGCATGATCATAGATTTCTGAATCCACGATTTTTTTTTTAGCCATGGGAATGTCTATAGCTATAACTATTGCCGTAATTACAATTATTATAGCTGTAAATAAAACAACAAAAAACGGATGTATAATCTTGTTCATATTGCCATATAAATTAAAATGATTGTAATGGCCAACATAGACCAAAAATTAATTTCAGCGCTTAAATCGGCTGATGATGATTTTTTACCTTGATTTTCCATAATACGTTTATTTACCTTTGTTTAAAATATAAGGGTAATTTATACCTTTGTGCATATAAAAAGCATAAAATTGTGCATATTATACCCTATTACATATAATTTTTACCCTTATTTTGTTAATTGTTAAATTTCGATTTGTTAAATGTTTGTTTTACATTTTACCCTATAATTGTCAATTATATTTAAAGTTATGCGTTTAAATTAAATCTGTCTGCTTTTGCTTCTAATTCCCCTGTTCCAATAGAATACAAATGAAATACAACATCTTGCCAATAAGTAATGTCATTCATATTTGATATTTGTAAATCAATTATTTCATAAACGCATTTTAGTGCGCCTTGTTTCTGTTGGCTAATATCATTTGTAAAATCAAATTTAAATCTTTCTAATAATTGCAGCGCTTTGTCCTCTGGTGTCATTGTCTTATTGGTTTAAATTGTTTTGGCTATTCGGATTTTCCGAATTACCACTTTGTTTAGTTATTAACCTACCATGTTTTGTGTATTTACCCTTTTCCATGTTGTCAATATAAATATTCTCATTGCTAATAATTCCAAAATCTCTATTTGGTTTGAAATTTACTGCTTTTACCGGTTCATTTTTAGGATATAAAAAATAAATAATGCCTGTAATGGCAATAATGCTGATAATTTTTTTCATTTATTAGGTTTTTAGTTTTCAAATTTAATTTCCATTATATCCAAATGCCATCCATAATCTTCATAGCATTTATCACAATACTCTTTAGCAAATTCTCGACTAATAAATGCTTTGGTATTACTTAAATCACTTAATCCGTAATCAAGAATTTCATGTGTTATGTAAATATTCATTTGTTTAGGTTTTTAGTTTAAAATAATTGACCATTTTGATCAAATCTAACATCCATATTAACCATGGATTGGATAAATTCTTTATAATATGCGCTTTTATATGTCGCATCAAGTTCTATATCGCTTAAAGATGGTACATAATTTTTCAATTTGATACGATTTTTATCCGATTCTGGACATTCATAAAGACCAAATTTTACCAAATCATCATAAAGCTGATATAACCCACCGGCAATCCATTTAAAATCCTTACCCATTTTTACCATTAAATCAGCATGATCATTGGCATTATTAATGGCCATCATTTTTAATTCCTGATCTGATGGTACCGGTTTAATAATTTCCATTTTTGGCAACTTTGCAAGTTCTGCTAATTCAACCTGTTTGCGTTCTATGTATTTCCGGATCCATTGCACAAAATTGGATGAATTAAAAAATACTTGCTGATCCTTATTTAAAAATTCACCGTTTAACCCCATTTTTAAACCGATCATAATTTCATCTTTTGTTAGATTTCCGAACAATTCCAAATCATCAGTTAAAATAACTATTTGCGCCATGTCCTCATTTTGATTCTCTGATCTCAATGATAAGTTCATTTTAGCAATGGCCCAGATCTGTGTGGCTAAATCTGTTTTTTCACTTGGTAGCATTAACATCAATTTTGTAGATGCCTGTGCTTGTACTATTTTGTTTTGCAGATTGCTGATATTAATCGCCGATGGCGAATGGATTTTTATAAGTTCCGTTTTCATGTAGTTTTTGGATTTGTTGTCGTGCTAATTCTATGTTTTCTAAATTGGTTTGGTGCTTGCCTTTTGTAATATTATTAATTTCTTCTTTTTTAGCAAAAATTCCATTCCAATTATTGGATATTGAATGATCAATGGCTTTTTCTAATTGATGATCTGTAGCCAATTCCCATGTCTTAATTAATGCCTGTTTTCCAATAGGTTTATAAGATTGTTTTTTTTCTCTTTTATAGTCAAACCATTTTTGAAAAATTAGATCTCTATTAGACAAAATTTGATCAATGTCCTTATCTTTCTTACTTATATTATTATATAATA